ATCGATTACGTTTGTTCATAGTTTATTTGTGGTGAAATCGGGGTTGGCAGTTGCGTCAACCCTTTCCATTTTAAAACGTAACCCCTTGAGTCTTTGCATAATCAACTACCGCACGGGCATGACAAAGCGCCAATGTATTTTGAAAGACTGGGTCGAACATCATCAACGCGTCTTTGTAATTGGTAAAGAACCCATTTTCAGATAACACGGCTGGCATATTTGTTTGGCTCAGGACAAAGAAATTAGCTTCCTTGTCTGGGTCATTGTCGATAGTATCCATTCTATAAACCCATTTAGGAAATGCCTCCTTGACCTCATTGAAAAGAAACGTGGCGTAAATATCAGCCTTTGTTTGTCCCTTTGATGTGAACACCTCAAAACCCCTTGCCGTTGGCGTTGCCGCGTTGCCATGGATACTTAGGTACAACGAAGCCTCATAGTTCTGGGCGTTCATGTTTGCCTTTGCTACACGCTTGGTAAGGCTAACATCAATCACGGGGTCATACACATTGATAACCGACATTCCCCAGTCCTTTAAATACTGCTCAATCTTTGCAGCGACTTCACGGTTAAACACGCCTTCAAAAAACCAACCGTAGCCATGAAACATTGAGTTGTTATGCTGGAAGCACTTTGATGGGTAGGTTGTGTAATTGTAAGGTAATTTCTTTTTTTCGTCAATGCCGCCGTGACCAGCATCAAGGAAAACACAAAATTTATTTGCTTTCATATATTATATTTTTAAGGGCGACGCAAATCAATGCACCGCCCTGAGCCGCATAAGGTAGCGAATCTGTCTGCGCCTATAATTTAAACCCGATGAGCGAAAAAGCTGCGGAAATCAAAGATAGCTTGGCTGGTAACTTTACTTCAATTTCTTTGCCTGCACATTCGCGGCTTGTCTCCTTGATTTTATCCCAAATGATTTGAGCAAGTTGTACATATTCGCGCCAAGTAAATTTTACTTTGTTTCCTTCAAGATGAACATTGATTTCACTTGCAAGTTCCGCAAAGTTCATTGAGTAACAAGCCACGTCGCCCATTGGTGACTTTATTCCATCTGCATTTTTGAGGGCATCTTTTAAATTAGTCTGCATATTATGTTTTTTTAAAGTTTCTAAAATCATTGAATGAGTAATAATTTTTTCCATTAACTTAACGATTAAAAAAACGTGTTATTAAAACGCCAAGATTTACACCTGTTATGCGTTTTATGTTTTCAGAAATAGAATAAAGCTCTACGGTTGCAATTAAAAACGCTGCCATGTATGTAATGTTGAAAGGAAGGCTAAAAGTATTTCTTGCACCTTCAAAAATAAGGATAGCACAATAATAAACTACTATTTTTTCTATTGTCCGATAAAGCCCACGGCTATTTATCTTTTGCCCTTCCTTCTTTGCCGCGAGGATTCCCGTTGCCATGTCAGCAAAATTTACAAATATCGTAAATATCAAAAATCCTTTTATCGGAATGAAAAACGAAAATATCCATCCGCAACAAATGGCATACATTATCTTTTCCCATCCAAGGTGCAAAAGGTTGATTAAGGTTGCTTTCATTATTCAAGTTTTATTAACCTCACGTCTCCATCAACCGTTGCAAATTTGCCCTCAGCATATTTATACAAGTCGTATTTAATGCCATTAAAAGCAAAGGAAACTTGATTGGTAAATGTGGATAAAAGAAGGTTGGTTGAAATCGTGTACACCTTGCCATTGTCTGGATTAAAGATTAAACGCTTATTGCTGTTTAATTGAATTACTCCATCAATAATTTCACCGTTAAAATTTAACTTCCAATTACCGATAAACTTTGCCGTGTCTCTTTGAGCCGTTGTAAAATAAACAGGCTTACCACTTATTTGAACGTGTAAGTCGTTGTAATAATTAATCCTTTGAACTGACTTACCTTTTGTGATAATAGGCTTTGCATGAATGGCAATCGTGTTGCTTTGCCTTTCAGCATCGGTAACAAGGCTTTGAATGGCAGTTGCACTATCGCCAAGTATTTGCTTTGAGCCTGTGACTGTGCTATCCGACAAAGTTGTTTGCTGAATAATGTAATAAATGTTTCCTTGCTTTTGTATGTACACCGTGTCTTTGACAACGTCTTGCGCAAAGGAAAACAAGGGAAGGAATAAAAATAGGTATCTCATTTTATTTATTTTCGAGGATTAATAATCTTTGTTCAAGGGCTTTGATAAGCAGATTTTGCTCTTGTATGGCTTTGGTAAGGACTGGAATAAGTTTAGTCATATCAAGATACATATCGCCATTATACATGGTGCCAGTAACTTCGGGAATAATTGGAAACATATCCTCAACAATAAAGCCTAAGTTTTTTTCATCTCCCCATTTATCTTTATTTATGTAATTAAACGAAACTGGATTAATTTGTAATAATTCATTTAATCCATAATTTATAACTTGCACATTTTCCTTTGAAGTTATACTTGATACTGGTGCCGTAATAACACCGTTTACGTCTGCCAAAACAGCCCTATTTCCTGTGCCAGCTAATGTACTAAACTTAAAACCTCCATTTTGTTCAATAGTCATAGTTTTTACACCCGATGTATAACCAGCAGCTAAAAATAAATCATAATCATCATCTACACCTATTCCTAATTTTCCACCAACTTTTACAACAAAACTATTACCAGCTCGTGTTGTACCTAAAAAAGTGCCAGATGCACTTCCGCCAAATCCTATTATTTGAAGTCTTTTAGCAGCACTATTTTCAACGTCTAATGCAAAATTTGTTAATCCATTAGCATCAGTAGATTTAAATATTGCACCTGTGTTGCCACCGCCTGCGGCAGTTGATACAGTTAATTGGTCGGTCGGACTTGTTGTCCCAATACCTAATCTTCTATTTGTTCTATCCCAAAATAATTGATTTGATGTATCAACCGATGTACCATCTCCATGTAAAATATAACCAGCTGGCATGGCTGTAATGTTTGTTCCCCCATTTGCCACCGCTAAAGTGCCAGTTACTCCCGTTGTCAATGGCAACCCCGTTGCATTGGTTAAAACACCGCTTGAAGGTGTGCCCAATGCTCTGCCACTACGGTAATAATTTGTAAGCATGGAAGCCGTGTCGCTCGGCAAAAGGTTTAAACGCAGCCATGCATTACTCGTTGCCTTTTTATAATGCCACATTATATTTGTCGTGGTATCAAGAACCATGTAAGCCATTGTGTCAATGGAAGGCTTTCGCACCGTATCAGTTGCCGCCACGCCCCGAAATAAAAGCCCGTCGGCAGTCGTTTGTTCACCAAGCGTTATCTTTTGATTGCCATTGCTCGGGTACTGTGCCAATGCAAGGCAAGGCAAAAGGAATAGGAAGAGGGGAAGGAGTTGTTTCATGTTTATTATTTTATTGCTAACCAAAAGATGCCAACTGAAATATTATTTAAAGGATTGCCAGTTACTGAATCATACACGGTAAAAAATAAATCACTTGCCGTTATATCGTGACATACTACTATATAGCTATTTTGTTGCGCTAAAGTAGCAATAACTTGAGTTGGCTCATAACTTAAACCATGAGCCACGCTTATAATCCCAACAGATGAAGTATTTTGAGTTACACCACCCGCTTTCATTAACCCCGTTTGCGCCACCGTTGTAACCGTGCCAACAATATTACTTCCATCTTTACCAAGTAAACTTGTTGGAGTTGCCGTGGTTGTGGAAAGAGTGACCGCTCCCGAAATTGTGCCGCCTGTTTTATCGTATTTTAAATTTATTCTATTTGAAAGTGAAGCCGTGTCTGTTGCGCTTAACTTTACATTAATGCGACTTGATAACGATGCCGTATCAAGGTTGGTAAGAACATTGTATCCATTTTCGGTTATATCACCTTGAACCGCAAGGGTACTTGATAATGTGGCTGCTCCACTAACACCAAATGTGCCGTTAACATCAAGTTTATAAATTGGAGTGTCATCATTTATACCAATATCGCCATTGTAGTTAATGTAAATTCTATTAGTATTTTGTTGACCTATATCGCTTGTATATAATGCTAAAGAATTTCTTCTATTATCTCCACCTTGTTTTGAGTAATTTCTTAAGCCACTTCCAAAAGCAGAATATTCAACTCCTAAAACATTTGAATTAGCTAAAAATAAATTAGCTGAACTTGAAACTAAATTAGAATCAGGAAATAACATAACTGTACCACCCCTTAAATAAGCACCAACATTTAAAATAGATTGTTCACCTATTCCAACATTAAATGGTGTATATGTGCCTTTATCATAAATGTTTGTAAATCTTAATGTAGATGAACCATTTACAGACAAATTACCAGTCAATGTTCCCCCTGTTAATTTTAAATAGGTTGAATCAGCTAAGCCCGTGCGAAGGTAACTTGAATTGTCATACGTTATATTTGTTCCCGATGACTTGACAAAGCCTGTTCCGTCTAATGTGTTTTGCTTTGCTGCAAATCTGGAAGTAAGGTTAAGACTTAAAGTATCTGATTGGGTAAAAAGAAACGAGGTATCAACCGCCAAAGTTCCCGTCGTGGTTATTGTTCCGCCCGTTAACCCTGTTCCCGCCGTTACGCCCGTCACTCCTTGTAAATCGGTAAATGTTGGCGCAAATGTACCGCCGTCGTATTGCGTCAAAGTCAATGTCTTTGTATCTGTTCCCGAAAATACTGCATTGTTTATCTTATCATTAAATGCAATGTTCCAACTGTTTGAATTATTAGGAATAGATGTTGTCCATGTTGTACCCGTACTAACCGCAATTCCAGCCTCAGGATAAACAGGGTCACCTTGAGCCGAACCAACCGAACCAATTCCGCTGACTGTTGCGACCGTGTAATTAGCCCCAACTTTGAAAGAGGTATAAACGATGGTAATTTGATTTGTATCGGTTAAATTAAATTGGTCATTATTTAATAGTTGACCATTCCTAAACACCAAAATATAAGCCTTTAATTGAATAGGAAATTTAGGCGTTATCGTCCAAGTCAATACAC